TGTTTCGGCAGTGGCGTCCAAGCCACCACCGATGCCGATCTGCGGATCATGCTGCTTGCCCGAGACGCCAAGGCCGAGATCGAGCGGCTGCGGCGTTGGAAGGCCGAGGCGACCATCGTGCTGAACCAATGGAATGAGATCGCTGGAGATGTGAACCGCCTCCACGCAGCCGACTATCTCGGCCGAAGCCTTCCCGACATTGTTGCCACCAACTTCGCCGCCGAGCGCGCCCTGGCCGACCAACTTGCCGATGTCCTGCGCATCATCGTCCGCGACTGGTGCCCCAGCACTGTCCGCGTCCCCATCCTCGCCGCCCACGCCGCCGCCCGCGCCAACGGTAGCGCCAGCGCTACAGATGTGGGGGCCCGTCGTGAGCGGTGACCCACGCTGCCACTGGCACGGCATCGGCTTCGTTGAAAGCGACCACGGCTGGTCGTGCCCGATGTGCCCGCGCCCAACCGAGATCAAACGGCTGCGGGCCGAGGTCAGGGGCTTTCAGGCTGAAAGCGGCTGCTGGCAGCGGTGGCACGACGCTGAGCGTGCCCTGGCCGACCAGTTAGCCGAAGCGTTCAACGATGTGTTCGCATTGTTGCCCCCCGATCGGGTGCGGCTAATTCGGCCTACTAGTCACATCGCCATCGCCGCCTATCGCACCGCCCGCACCAACGGTAGCGCCGGTGCTACAGATGTGGGAGGCCAGCCGTGAGCGAACAGCACCGATTCGGTACTCATTTAGTTTGGGCTGCACGTCGCTACTGGTGGATGCTCAACCCGTCACGCGCCGTGTGGTGCAACGATCTGTCCTGCAAGTGCAAGACCTGCACCGTAGACGGGTGCGGCTGCTGGGAGGCTCGCCGTGGCTGACCATCGCATCGAGATTGACGACGACCTGCACAACATCCTGACTGGCAAAACCCGAATCGAAGCCGAACCGGCCCCTGTCGCAACCGACGACCGCATCAACCACGGCATACCCGACGACAACACAGTCATCGCCGAACGAGTCAACAACCCCCGCTGGCTCCCCCGCACCCTTCAGGCCACCCCCGAAGGATCCGAACGGGCAAGAGAACTACAGAAGAAATCACGCGGCCCCTACCGGGAAGCCCGCAAACTCCGCGACGAACAGGCTCGAGAAACCGCAGCCGAAATCTTGGAGAACACCAAGGCCAACATGGAAGTCGCCGCGCAACGAGCGAAACAGGCGTCGATCCCGAAGATGGCTGACGACATCGTCCGGTTGATGGCCGCGGCCGTGCTGACCGGCGGACCCCAGTTCTCCCCAGTGACCGGCAAAGAAGCAACCGAGATGGCGAAGCATTGGGCCACGATCCGGCAGACCTACAAGACCGGTGCCGCAATGGACAAGCTTGTCGAAACGACAGCGAAAGACACCACCGAAGACGTTGTCCGTCACCTCAACGACCTGCGCCAACGCATCGAAGCCAGGTCGGCGCAACCCGGCAACGTTCGCCAAACCGTCCATCTGGAAGACGACGAGTGACCCGCAACGCAATCGACCGGGTACTCGGCGATTTCGACTTCGATCTCCTCACCGAAGAGGAACGAATCGAGTTCCTCCGACTCATGGACGCATCCGTCCCGAACCGGTGGACGTTGACCCCGAAACAGCAGTATGCAGACGCCGTCTGGCGGCACGTCGACTGGTTGCTGTACGGCGGCGCGGCCGGCGGCGGCAAATCCGACTTCGCGTGCCACCATGTGAACGAACTGTCGAACAGGATCCCGAACCACAACAGCCTACTGATCCGACAATCGATCCCCGAGCTCCGACGTTCGCTGATCCTCCGGTTGATCACCCGCATCAAGCAGTACAAGATCCCGGCCCGCTACCGCAAACGTGACGGGCAGTCAGGGTTCGACTACCAGAACGGGTCACTGATCGAGTGTGGTCATTGCGCCACCGACGAGGATGTCGGCAAGTACCTGTCCGCAGAGTACGACTGCATGGTGATCGACGAGGCGTCACAGTTGACCCCCGACCAGATCGTTCAACTCTCGGCCCGGTTGCGAACCACGAAAGACAAGGCTGCTCTCGGAGCCCGCCCCCATCTCGGCCTGTTCACGAACCCTGGCGACGTGGCGCACGCCTGGCTGTACGACACGTTCGTCACCGCCTGCGGGTACGGCCAGAAGATCGTCGTGTACGACGTGTCGCAAGGGTTGGAGAAACTGTTCCCGGTCCGCGAGTACGAAGCTCCGGTCAGTGTGCGCGACGCCACCTACGACGAACTCTATGACGTGCTGATCCCGTGGGCGAACGGCCTGCATGTCGAGGTTGATCCGGCCACCCAGCTCGCGGTCGCGTTCGTGCCGGCGAAAGCGACCGACAACCCGCACATCGACCCGTCCTACCTCAAGTTCTTGAACGCGCTACCGGAACGCCGACGCCGCCAACTACGCGACGGCGACTGGGACACGTTTGAAGGCCAGTTCTTTGAGGCGTACTCGCGGGCGACACATGTGATCGAACCGTTCGAGATTCCCGAATCGTGGGGTCGGATCAGAGGGTTGGACTACGGTTCGACCGCGCCGTACTGCTGTCTGTGGGGGGCGTGGGACAACGACGGCAACTGCTACGTCTACCGCGAAGAGTACGAAGCCGGGCTCACCCCCGACACGCAGGCCCGCAAAGTCGTCGCCCGGTCTGTTGACGGGAACCAGCGACGCGAAAAGTTTCAGGCGACCGTTGCTGACCCGTCGGTGTTCTCGGATCGGCGTGGCACCGGCCAATCGATCGCGGACATGTGGCGGGCGAACGGGTTGCATGTCGTACGGGCCAAGAACCAGCGAGTCGCCGGTTGGGCAAACGTACGCCAATACCTGTGGGATCCAGAGAAGATCGACCAGGCCGAAGGCACCGTCGGTGGGCCACGGCTGTACATCTTCAACACCTGCACCAACCTGGCACGCACCCTGCCGTTGATGCAGCACTCGCGTCACAACCCTGAAGACCTCGACACCCACCTCGAAGATCACGCAGTCGACGCGTTGCGTTACATGCTCGCAGTACGACCAATGAACGAAGTGCATCGCCGCCGCATCCCCGCGGTCGGCGCAGACGCCAAATGGCAACAGATGCTTCGCCGCATGGACAAACGGAAAGGAAGACCATCATGGAGTTGACCGAAGGGTTCCGAGCGGCCCCAGGTTGCTGTGCCACCTGTGGAACATCAAAGACTGGGCCAGTCATCGATCTACAGGTCGCCGATCTCGGGGTGTACGCCCGCACGCATCGGGTGTACCTGTGCGCCGACTGCGCCACCTACGTCGGCCAGTTGATCGGCCCTGCCGTCGGCAAAGCCATCGTCGCCTCCGACTTGCGTGACGACTACCTGTACGTCCAGCAACGCCTCGACTATGTCGAACGGGAACGCGACGAACTGCAAGCCCGCATCGACGCGATCCGGTCATCGATCCATCTGGTCGACCCGTGATCTCCTGGCTGATCATCGCCTGGGTCGTCGGGATCGTCACCCACAAACTGTGGCGCGTCCTGTGGCGACACCATCAGCATCCCGTCGGCTGGCACGAAGCGTTCACCACCGAATTCGCGCCTCCCGACCCCGACAGCCGGGATCGTCGCCGTCGCCGCACACCGTCCATCACAGAGGTAGTGTGAACGTGGCACAATACGCGACAACCCCTGTTTCTCTGGAGCCCCGATGAACATCGACACGATGGAGCCGCACGTCCCGACCGCCGCGGCCATCAAGAAGAAATGGGCCGAAATCGTTGATGACATGCTGGACGTTCGCCGCAACTACTGGCTGAACCATTCCTACTTCCTCGGCGACCAGTGGATCCAGTGGGATGACTCTGCGGGCCGTGTCGACGTTCTGCCGTTCGGATCCTCTGCCGACGCCGACGTGCGGGTGACCGTCAACAAGTTCAAGCCTCGCACAGTCATGTTGCTTGCCCGGTTCACCCAAACCCCTCTCGAGTTCGAGCCCCGCCCCCAAGGCGTCGACCAAGACGCCGTCCGCAAAGCATCGCTGCAACGCCAGGTGTTGGAAATCGAAGCTCACCGTTCCGACTGGGAACAGGTGCGGGCCGACACTGTGCTGAACACGTTGCTGGGCGCAGTCGCCGCGATCAGCGTGGAACCCGACTGGGAATACGCCCCGGCACCTGTCCCGCTGATCGAAACCGGTGACGCCGTCCGGTTGCCGACACGACCGTCGGTCAAACTGTCGGCCCTGTCCGCAGCCGAGTTCGGGATCGAACCCGGCACCCGCGACTCAAAAGATGCCCGCTGGTGGATGCGTTGCACCACCCTGTCACCCGAACAGGCCCAGGATCGCTACCAGTTGGAGAAAGCCCCGTCACCCGACGCTGACGCCTCCACGTTCTCGGTGATGCATCGGGCGTTGATCTCGCGACGCAGCGGCCGGCAACGTCCCGAATCGAAGATGTGTCTCGTCTACATCTACTACGAGCGTCCGTCGTGGCGTTCCCCTGGCTGTGTGGCGCATGTGATCGGCGACAAGATCGTGCAGTGCAGCCCGTGGCCGTTCCCGTTCACAGATCATCTGAACCTGGCGTTGACCGTCCAGACGCCGGTCGGGTCGAACTGGCGTGGCGACACCCTGCTGAACGACGCCCGCCAGCTGCAACGCAACTACAACAAGGCGTTCACGTCGATCAACGCGCACATCGGCAAAGCCGACAACGCCCGACTGATCTTGCCGATGGGTGCTGTGCTGTCCGAAGAAGATGACCTGACCGGCGATGTGGGTGAAGTGATCCGTGTCGACCCGAACGTCGGTGATCCGCACTGGATGCTTGCCCCACAGATCCCTCGCTGGTTGCGGGAACACATCGAGAAGTTGGAGATGGAGATGGACGACTTGTTCTCCACCCATCAAGTGTCCCGAGGTATCGCGCCTGGTGACCGCAACAGTGGCTTGGCCCTGTCGATCCTTGCGGAGAAGGATGAGACACCGTTGGGGCCGATGTCGAAATCGCAGCAGCGTGCCTGGCAGAAAGTTGCCCAGATGACGCTCGCAACGATGAAGCATCTGATGGATGAGATCGATGAGGTGATGGTCCCATCCGGTCAAGGCCCGATGCGGGTCGAGGACGTGGTGATGGACGGCGATCATCCGTCCGATGTGATCTGGACAGCCGACGATCTGCCTCACAACCCGGTTGTGCGTGTCCCGCTCGAATCGGTGGTTCCCCGTTCGCAGGCAGCGATCCAAGATGTGATGTTGCGGCTCGCCGGGGCGTTCCCGGCCCTGTTCCAAGACATGTCGCCAGGCCAGTTGGCTGCCGTGTTGCGAACCCCCGATGTGACCGCGTTTGCGTCTGTGAAAGATCCGCAGGTGTCGCTCGCCGATTGGGAGAACAGCCGGATGATTGCCGGTGTCGGTGACACAGAAGTGATGGTCGACGACTGGCATGACCACACCAAACACATCAAGTGTCACAATGATGTGCGCGCGTCGGCGTCGTATCGGCACGCCCCACCTGAGGTGCAGGACTACATGGATACCCACATCGCGATCCACGCCAAGTTCCAAGCAGAACTCGAGCAGGCCGCAGCGTTAGCGCAGCAGCCAGCCACCGACCAACAGCCAGACATGCAACCACAGGAGGGAATGCCCGTTGGAAACTGACAACCCCACACCCGTCGACACGAACGTCGCGTCTGCCGTCGCCGAAGCCGTCGACTGGCAGGCGAAATACCAGTCCGAGGTCGGGTTCCGGCAGCAGGAACGCAACCTGTACCGACCGGCGATGCAGATGCTGAAGGATCTGTCCGAAGACGAACGGGCCGCTGTGATCGGCCTGACCGAAGCGATTCGTGCCGGCGACTACGAAACGGTCGTGAACTGGTCGTTGGCGACCGCCGAGAACGTGTCGGGCCGTCCCGTGACCGAACTGATTGCTGCCCGCCAGCAGTCCAGCGGCATGGCGGCAACCGCCGACATCGGCGGCAGCCCGCAGCCCGCCGCACCCGCTCAGCAGCAGATGCCTGACATCGGGGCGTTGATCGCCGCCGCCCAGGAAGCTGCCCGCTACGAGGCGCAGACCACTGTCCGCACCCAGCAGTTCATTTCGGACTACACCCGACAGATGGCCGACGCCGGTTTCAGTCCGGCATCCGCCGAAGGCCAGGAAATCATCCGGCTCGCGAAGGCGTACGACGGCGACATGGGTCGAGCGATCAACGTGTTCCGTGCGGAGCAGTCGTTGCAGTCGCAGGCGGCTGCGGCCGCGGCTGGTGTTGCCGGTCAGATCCCGTCACCGGCCCCGTCGGGTGCGCCGATGTCGGCCACCCCCGCATCGCAACTGTCGCCTCGCGAGAAGATGATGAACCGGATCACGGCCTCACCGACCCGGTGATGTTTGCAACACGCCACACGGGCGTGTATCGTGCAGTTCTGCATACGTCCCCTACGTCGTGTGTCCCTTGCTGGTCCACTCCCTCACCTTTCCCTGAGGGTGGGGGAGTGGCTGCAAGACAACTGAATCTCTGTCGCTGGAGAGCGACTCACGCACCAACCGGCAGGAGAGCCGGGACCGTGCAACCCGAAGTCTGACCGACCTGGCTGGAGAGCCAAGGGAAACGTCCTCGAGCCTGGAGAGGCCGAGTTGATGCGAGGCCAGCAAACACCCCCTCTGTTTGCCACCCCCCTTCACTCTCAAGGAGTTTGCCATGCCCGGCTTGACCAACGTCGATGCCATCCTGCGCGAGGACTACAAGTCCCTGTGGGAGAACCTCAACAACGCAGCGTTCATCCTCGCCCAGGTGACCACCAAGAAGGACAGCGTCAACGGCAAGATCGCCCGTCACGCTGTCCACACCGGCCGTTCCGGCGGTATCGGTGCTCGCGCCGAAGGCGACAGCCTGCCGACCGCTGACACCCAGCGGTACGCGACCGTTCCGGTTCCGCTCCGGTGGAACACGGGCCGAATCCAGCTCACCGTCCAGCTGATGCAGCAGGCGACCGGCGAGCCCGGCTCGTTCGCTGACGCGATGGAAGCCGAGATGGACGGCATCCGCAACGACGCCATCCGTGACGTGAACCGTCAGGTGTGGGGCACCTCGAACGGTGTGATCGCAACCTGTGGTACGACCACGGCGTCGGCCACCGTCCAGTTGGCGTCGACCACGCCTCTGTCGGCGATGCGTCACCTGTACATCGGTCGTGTCGTCGACATCGGCACCGTCGCCTCCCCGACCTCGATCGCGTCGGCCCGTCAGATCACCGCGGTCGACCTGACGAACCGGACGATCACGATCTCGGGTGCGACCGTGACGACCACGTCGGCAGCGTTCGTGTTCAACACGTCGGCTGGTGGCGCAACCAGCGGCACCGGCCAGCCCGGTGACGGCCAGAAGGAACTGACCGGCTTGCAGACCATCGTCGCCAGTTCGGGCACCCTGCACACCGTCAACCCGTCGACCGTTCCCGTGTGGGTCGCCCAGGCGTACGCCAACAGCGGCACCAACCGGCCCCTGTCGGAAACGATGGTCGATCTCGCGATCATGCAGAACCAGGTCGAGTCCGGCAAGGTCATCGACGTGCTGGTGTCGAACGTCGGCGTGTACATCGCCGGCAAGTCGGTGCTGTCGGCCTACCAGCGCAACATCGACACGATGGAGTTCGCTGGCGGGTTCCGTGGCATCAAGTGGGTCACCCCCGGCGTGTCGGGTGCGGCAGGCAAGGAACTCGGCTGGTATCCCGATTTCGACTGCCCGTCGAACCGTCTGTACGGCCTCAACACCAGCGACGGCCTCGTCTGCCATCAGGTGCAGGAAGGCTGGCAGTGGCTCGACGACGACGGCGCAGTGCTGTCGCGTGTCCCGAACCAGCTCGCGTTCGAGGCGACGCTGTACACGTCGATGGAACTCGCCTGCGTGCAGCGCAACAGTCACTTCGTCATCAGCGATCTCACCGAGTCGTCGCTCTGATCCCGTCGTGGGCCGACCCTCACCCCTCCTGAGGGTCGGCCCACACCCTCTCAGGAAGGTGTTTCCATGCCTCTGGCTTTCTCCCTGGATCCGTTGCAGTTCGGCGGCAAGCGTCGTGTCGTGACCGGCACGGTCACGTTCGACAACTCGTACGTCACGGGTGGCGAACCGTTCACCGCCCGCGATTTCGGCCTCGACCTCATCGAACATGTCCACGTCGAAGCACGCGCCGGCTACCTCATCAGTTGGAACGGTTCGGTGTCGGCCCCGACGCTGCTCGCCCATCAGCAGTCCGCTGCGACCGGTGCGCTCACCCAGGTGCCGAACGCGACCGACCTGTCGGCTGTCGCTGTCGACATCACGGTCATCGGCTACTGATCATGTCGTTCGCCGCCCCGACTCTCGGGCCCCGTGTGTGGGTTGATTCGTCCGTGTTGGACATCGATCACCGCATCAAGCATGGCGACGAGTCGGGGTGGCGTGGCGACCCGTCGATGTTCCTCATGTACAACCCCGAATCGAAACGGTTCGAGGTGTGGGGAATCGACAGGGGCGGCAACCAGTACATGGCCGCATCCCATCACGCCTGCGACATCACGTTGCTTCACAAACTGGTCGCTGGCGACCCGCAGAAGAACGACGTGTTCGCCCAGGTGTTGGAACAGAACCGCAAGATCAAAGCCGAACAGGAAGCCACCGAACGCGACAAGCGACTCGAAGTGGCCGACAAGATCGGATTCGCTGTCCGTCAGGACATCGGCCACCTGTTCGGTGGTCGCCGGCCGACGCAGTCGATGTACAGCCGTGCGAACGAAACGAAAGGTGACGACGAATGATCACCACCGAAGAGTGGAAGACGCTGCAACGGTTGCGTGACAACTTGGGTCGCATCAAGGTGTCGCAAGGCCAGAACGTGTACGACGCCGACTTCGAGTATTCGGCGCAGCCGTTGCGGTGGGAATCGCTCGCTATCGGTGTCGGCGCATCGGTCACCCATCTGCCCGGTGAGGGCGGTGTCCGTCTGCGTGTCTCTGGCACTGCGGGCAACATCTCGCTTCGCCAGTCCCGGCCATACCACCGCTATCAGCCCGGCAAGTCGCTGTTCATGGCGACCGCGGTCTGGTTCGGCGCGAACCAGGCGGGGCAGGTGCAACGCGTCGGATTCTTCGATGATTCCAACGGCGTGTTCTTCGAGCAGGGCCCGAACATCGAGGTGAACAACCCGTCCGGTATGGGTGTCGTGGTTCGTTCCGACGCACAACCCGGACTGTCGGTCGGGTTGCCGACCGATGCCCGCATCCCGCTCAACGAATGGTCGGATCCGGCAGGCATCAAGGACAGCGTCAATTGGAACAAGATCCAGATGCTGTGGATCGAGTACGCCTGGTATGGGGCCGGTGTGATCCGTTGGGGCATCTACATCGATGGTGAACCGTTCGTGTTGCACGAACTGGGTTCCGGCAACAACCGGCCGAGCTACTCGAGTTTGGTGCGACCGGCGACAGGCGCGACCGTTTCGACGGTGACTGTTGCGAACGCTGGCTGGATCGTGAACCAGTGGGCTGGCCGCTGGTTCACTTACACCGTTGCAGGTGTGGAGTATCGGGCTCGCATCATCTCGAACACGGTCGACACGTTGCAGGTTCGGGCGACCGATTCGGCGTCGAACCCGTCGCAAACCCCGGTCGGGTTGACTGCATACCAGATCGATGCGTTGCCTCAGAACACGAAGGCATGGTCGAGGACCGGCAACCTGCCGGTGCGTTACGAGCAGCGCAACACGGCGGCATCGACAACGAACGACATGATCCATTTCGGTGTCAGCGTGATCGTGGAAGGCACCGCGAATGAGCAGCGCGGTTTCACCTACGCGTACGGTTCGCCGCACAGCGCGACTTCGGCGAACGCCGGTCGCCGCCAGGTGGTGGCCGGGGCCGGTACGGCCGGGAACCGTATCCCGTTGGTGTCGATGCGTGGCCGCACGATGGGCACCGTGGAGTACACGCAGGCGACCGCGGCCTGTACGGCAGGCTCAACCACATCACTGACCGCAGGTACGGCCGCATGGACGGTGAACCAGTGGGCTGGCCGCAGCGTGAACTACATCGTTGCGGGTGTTTCGTATACGGCTCGTATCGTGTCGAACACGGCGACCGTGTTGACGTTGGTCGATGTGGTGACTGGTGCGGCTCTCGCTGTCGCCCCGGTCGCCGGCCAGAACTACACGATTGGTCAGATCAACCGTGGGCAGCTGTTGCCACGCCGGTTGCAGATCACGTCGGATCGTGCCGTGTTCGTGGAGATCGTGACTTCGACTCCTACGTCGCAGGTGAACTTGACGGGTGCGTCGTTCGTTGCGAACGCTGCGAGCCCGAACTCGTTTGCGTTGGTCGACAGTTCGGCGACGGCGTTCACGTTGTCGGGTGAAGTGGTGTATTCGATCTTCGTTCCGGCGAACAACCCGGTCGATCAGCAGATCGATCAGTTGTTCCCGTTGGTCAACTCGGTGCGTGGTAACAACACGGACATTTTGACGGTGTTGGTCACGAACACGGATACGACGAACGCTGCGAACGTGAGTGTGCAGATCATCGGCCAAGAAGCAATGTCCTGACAGGAAAGGTGGTTTGCGATGCCTTCGGTATTTGATCGTGGTGGCACCCCTTGGGTGTTCAACTTGGATGATGATGACGAACTGTATTTCGTTCGCACGGACGCTGCTGGGGCGTATGAGGCGCGTACGTCGATGGTGGCGTTGCGGAACACTGTTGCCGGGTCGCCAACCCCGAACGTGCAGACCTTAACGGCGAACGGCACGTGGACGAAGCCGACCGATGTTGCTTACACGTGGGCACAGGTCACGGTGGTCGGTGGCGGTGCGGGCGGTGGCTCAGGCCGTCGCGGTGCAGCCGGTACGGTTCGCTGTGGCGGCGGAGGTGGCGGCTGTGGAGGCGTGGCATTTGCAACCTTCCGAATTGCCGACCTGCCTGCGACGGTGTCGGTCACGGTTGGTGCTGGTGGCAGTGGCGGTGCGGCGGTGACGACTGACGATACGAACGGCAACAACAGCACTGGCGGCGGCAACTCGTTTTTTGGCTCGCTCCTTGTCGCTTCTGGCACGGCATCGCTTGTGGCTGGTGGCGGCTCGGCAACGGGCGGCACTGGTGGAGGCTCGGGATCAAGCGCGCTTGTGAGCGTAGGTGGCTCAAGCGCGTCGGCTACGGGCGGTGCAGGAGGGAGCGCCACCTTTCGTTTGCCTACCGTTGCGGGCAGTTCCGGTGGCGGCTTGACCTCTGCGAACGTTACGAGTGCTGGCGGCGCAGGTGCTACGTCCATGTCGGTGTTTGCTGCAAACCCGGCCGCTGGCACTGCCGGTGGTGGCGCAGGCGGCGCAGGCGTCAACCCGACGCTCATCCTCGGCGTGTACGGCGGCTCCAGTGGCGCAGGTGGCGGTTCCGGCGACGCAGCGGGAACCGTTGCCGGGGGTTCTGGTGGCGCTGGCGGCTACGGCGCAGGCGGTGGCGGAGGCGGTGCAAGTACCAATGGAGCAAACAGCGGTGCCGGTGGTGCCGGAGGCGGAGGTTTCGTCATGGTGGTGTGTTTCTGATGGGCGTCGAACGCTGGCTCATCATCGACGCCGATGGCGTAGCGCAGAACGTCGTCATGTGGGACGCCGACGCGAACCCGGACTGGTCGCCGCCCGAAGGCTGCACCGTCATTCCTGACGACGGTCGAGACTTCAGCCCGGCCCAAGACCAGCAGCCAACGACTAACGACACGATGGATGTGTTGCTACAGGCCGTCAAAGCCCTGGCGGTGAACAAGCGCGCTGATGCGACCAGCATCCTGTCTGCGTTGAACCTCGACCCAACCGAATAGCATGGACAAACGAGAGATCCGTTCCCGCGTCCGGCTTCGCAACGCGATCCCCGACACAGGCGACGGCCTCGGCGGCCACACCGACATCGACGACTGCATCACCGCAGCCCTGTCGGACATCTCGAGCGAGAACCGGTGGCCGTGGCTGGTGACCACCAGCGCGTTGACGTTCACGTCCGGTGCCGCACCGCTCCCGTCGGACTGCCACACGATCATCCGGCTTGTCATCAACGGCTACCCCGCCGACCGGGCCGACATCGAAGAGTTCCTGCAACAGGCCCGGTCATGGATGTGGACCGAAGTCGGCAACGAAATCCGACTGTTCCCCGTGCCCGCCACCGCCCCGACAGCGACCCTCTGGTACTACCGGAACGAACCCGAGCTGGCGGTCGATACGCAGAGCCCGCTGCTCCCCGCGCAACACCACCAGCTCGCCGTGGTACGCACCTCGTACCAGTTGAACGTCCGCCGCGGCGACAACGCCCGCATCGCTCAGGATCTCACCGAATACCAGGCCGGGTTGCGGAATCTGATGCAAACGTCGTGGCGTACGTTGGGTCCGAAACGGTTGCATTCGTCGTTCCGGTGGCAGCAACTGGCCCGGTGGTGACCGATGGGTCGCAGGTTCGATGTCGAGTACGCCGATTTCTCGGGCGGGCATTTCGTTGGCGCATATGACGTAGCGCAACCGATGAACACGTTCACCGGGGCGAACATCGCTGTCACCGCCGACCAAGGGTTCCTGATGCCCGACAACGGGTGGGCTGCGTCAGATCCGGCACGTTCTGGCACGTTCCTCGGCGTGTCCGAACCGTTCATTGATGGCGGCACCAGCCAGACGGTTTTCACGACCGTTGCATCCGGGGTCGAACAGTTGCATCTGATGTTGTCGAGCGTCGGCGGGGCTGTCCCCGCTGTCGCCAAAGGGGCGTCCACAAACACCTTCGCCTCAGGCGGTCGAGTGATCCAGCTGGCCGATTCAGCAGGCAACCTGCGGTACGCGTCGATGAGAAACGGCCGCATTGTGCTGATGGCCGCAGACGGCACTGTCGCATCCGACACGTTGACCACGTTCACGCAGGCAACCGGGCTGTGGCAGTGGGGCGTGTTCACTGTGTCCATTGGCGCAACGAACCGCAACCGGATCTACTTCTCCGATGCCGGCAACCCGACTTCGTGGACATCCACCAACTTCTTCGATGTCGGCCCGTCATGGGCACCGATCCTGTCGATTGTGCCGACCGCTGACGTGTTGTACGTCGCTTCGACCGACGGCTGGTATGCGGTGTCCGGTGTCCTCGGCCAGAACAACGTGGTTCGTAAGGTGGCTACCACACCGCTGTCTGGCAACGATGTGCCAACAGGGGTGGGCGTTACCCAGATGGCGTTGGCGACAGCATCACAGTTCGGTGTGTCGTTCATGGCGGCTGAACGCGGCATTCGAGTGTTGCGAGGTTCCAGTGTGGCCGACGCTGCCCGCCCGTTCGGAATCCGCATCCGGCAGATCGTTGCCGCTGGCGACGTGTTGATGGCTTTGGGGTCAAACTCTGCCGGGTCACAGTTCTCGGCCTGGTTGTGGTCCGAGGCCCGTCGCATGTGGCGTTCATCAACCCTCCCAACGGGGGCTTCTCTCGGGTACGGCAACAACTTGCGGTATCACCAGCTGGTACGCGACGAAGGGAACCGTTCAACTCATCTGAACGTGCTTGCGAACGTGGGAACGTACGGCAGCGCAGAACAGGTGCTGGTGTTGCGCCAAGAGAAAGAGCAGAACAACCCGGCCGCAGCAGGTGGGTTGTTTCCGTCGGCGACCGCGACTCTTGCCGACTACCAGACCAAAGCACCGTTCCGCGTGACCGAAGTGGTCGTCGAGGTCGACTTCGGTAGCGCAGCGGCTGGTGGGCCGGGGATTGCTGATGCGGTCAGGTCGCTGTCGGTGCAGATCGCTACGTCGCCGTTGACTGATCAAGATGTGACGTTGCGTCGCACCTCGTCGGGTGATCCGCAGCCGCCTGCTTCAACTTCGTTGACGAAGACGTGGTCGGCGTTGGAGTTCACGCGGGCAGGGGATCGGGAGATGGTGCGGTTCAAGGTGAACGACGCTGCCCCGGCGATGGCTGCCGCCCCGGTGCTGACGTTGCAGGGCTTGAAGGTGCGTCGAGTGATCATGCGTTGCGAGGAAATCTGACATGCCTGACGTGTTCCGGTTCACCGACCGCTGGCAGTCTTCGCTCAGGGCGTTGTTCCAGTCGAACGACCCCGCCGGCCAGGAGGTGGCGTTAGCGCAACTGGAAACCCGTGATCGCGATCTTGAGGTGTACCTCGAGCAGAACGTGTCTGCGGTGTCTGGTACTGCCGCTCAACGGCCCAACAAACCAGCCCCCGGCTTTACCTACTACGCGACAAATACTCGCACGCTCTCCCAGTACGACGGGACCGGGTGGACGATCCTGTCCGAACCAGCGCAGTCGTGGGCTTACCCGTTCACAAACGGGACGCTCGGCAACGGAACGTGGAGTGGCAACTACAAGCGCGGCGATGGTTGGCTTGATTTTGAGGGCTTGTGGACCCTCGGGACAACCTCCACCATCCCTGGCGTTCCGCTTAGTATCACGCTTCCGGCAAACCGTGCTGAAACCGCGATGATCGGTGGAATGACTCTCCACCTGTGGGACGTGTCGATCGGCGATGTGAATATCGGCGTGATCGGTGCCGGTAACGCTCCGGTGCTGTTGGCTACAGACTCAAACGCCGTATACCTACGGGTCACAAACATTTCTCCTACTGTCCCGTTTACGTGGGCGAACGGTGACCATGTGAGCATTTCAGGCCGTTACCGGATGGCTAGCCGATATTCGTAGCCCTTCACCACTGTCCCCGACCAAAGCGACACACCACCATGAACATCATCCCCCGCATCGACCTCGGCCTACCCGCTCGAGTCACCAACGCCAACAGGATCACCGCGCGTCCTGCGCTAGCCCGCAACCTCGGCATGATCGTGTGTCACTACACCGGGGTCAACAAGTCGTACGCGAACGCCGACCTCGCCAAGGCCATCCAGAGCATCAACCGCTGGAGAGCGAACGAGTACAACTACATCATCCATATGGACGGCCGCATCGCTGAGTTCGCCGGAGCGTATCGTGCGGCGCACTGTGCAGGCCGCAACGACACCTCGTACGGGATCTTGTTCTTGAACGGGGTCAACGACCCCTGCACCGACGCTCAAGTCAAGTCGTTCCAGTGGCTGGTCGACGTATTGAAGTGGGTGCAAGCGGTCGCGCCGGGTGCCCGGATCGTGCAGCACGGCCAGGTCGCCGCCACGGCGTGCCCCGGCCCGATCAAGGCTCGCTGGACGGAGTTGACGGCATGACCACCATCATCGTCGCCGTCATCGGCGGTGCGTTCGGGCTCGCGACGATCTGGTTGCAGGCGAGAGTCCACAAGGACAACCGGCACGATCATGCGGCCACCGCCGCTGTGGTCGAGGCCACCGCTGCCGCCGTCGACAAGCTCGCCGAAGGACACACCGAACTGCTCGCCGGACAGCACGAAATGCGGGCCGATCTGCGTGACGTGAAAGCCGACCTTCGTGAACACCACCAGAGGCTCCGAGTGGTCGAAACCGAACCGGAACCAGCAGCCCGCCCCAAACCCCGCAAATCATCAAGGAGTGCATCATGAACATCGTGTGGTATCGGATCAAGTCCCGGCTGTCGTACGCCGCGAAAGCAGTCGTTGCTGTCGTCACCCCGATTCTGGCGGCGACGCTCACCAACATCCTGACCGACGTGTCGGCCTATGTGCAGGCTGCTGTGGTGGCTGCCGTGACTGGCGCGGTCGTGTATCGGGTGCCGAACGGGCCGAAGCCGTAAAGGAGAACTGATGCCGTTCAAAGCTTGGATTCCTGACGAGGTATTCACGTCGGGTGATGTGAACTCGTATCTGATGCGTCAGTCGGTCGCTCAGTTCGCGTCGACTGCGGCGCGTGACGCGGCGATCTTGTCGCCGACGACGGGCCAGTTCGCGGTGACAACGGATACCGGCACCTTGTGGCGGTGGGATGGTTTCGTGTGGCGTCCGCAGACCGGTGGGATGATCTGCACCTCGGCGACTCGACCGACCGGGTACAACGGGTTGCAGATTTATGAGACTGACACCTTCCGGTTGATGTTCCACAACGGGACTGGTTGGGTGATCGTCTCCGAACCGCCGCAGACGTACACGCCGACCGCGACGAACATCACGGTCGGCACGGGCGGCACATTGCAAGGCGTGTTCCAACGGTCGGCCGGCTACATCGACCTGCAAATCTACGCGCAGCTCGGGTCGGCCGGTTTCTCGGTGACCGCCAACCCGCTCTTCTCGCTACCGACCGGAAGCCCCGCGATCCAACCGTCGTCAATATTGTGGTTGATGCAGGGAAGCGTCGTCTTGAACGACGCCAGCGGCAGTCGGTGGTATGGCACGACATTCCACAGCTCGTTCAACGCTGTTGGTTGCACCTATAGCACAACTGGCGCGTCGGCGATTTCACCCTCAGGCGTCCAAGCAATAAGTGCGGGAGGCATTACGGCGACCGCGCCGTTCACCTGGGCCACAAGCGACTCCGTCCAAGCCTGGGTCCGGTTCCAGATGGCCGAACGCCACAGTTTCGTCTGACATGGCAACCACCAACACCATCGTTGCCGCACTCGGCGACACCATCTGGCTCACCACCAACTGGACCGACACCAACGGCCAACCCACCACACCAACCGCCTGCACCATCGTCGTCCGCAAACCCGGCCAAACCGAATCTCAAGCCTCCTCAAGCAGCGAAGGCTGGCAAACCACCGGCACCGTCGGCCAATACACGCGCCCCATCAACCTCACCGACCCCGGCGAATGGCACATCGAATGCCGCGCCACCGTCGCCGGCATCGCCGACACCCAACTCCACGTCATCGACGTGACCCCCAGCCCCACCTACAACCCCACCAATCGGTTCGTCCTCGGGTCAGCCACCCAAGGCCGACTCGACTCGTCCCGCCTCGGCTGGTGAACCGGCGCGCATGAAACCTCGCATGATACACTACCCCCGTCTTGGAAGGTGATGTCGTGGCCGGAAACCAACATCAGATCGCAGACGAAGGCGACACCATCACCCTCCGCGTCGTCTGGCGCAACGCGGCGGGCCAGCTCGCAACCCCCGACAGCACCCTGTTCGCGCAGCGCACCCCTACACAGACAGCGACCGGCGGCACGAACACCACCACCGGCTGGACAACCGTCAGCCCAGGCGTCCAAACCCGCAACGTCACCCTCAACAGCCCCGGCCTGTGGCGGTTCGAGGCACGCGCTGCCGGGAACGGCGTGTTCGACGCCCAAACCGTCACCGTAGACGCACAACGCTCACGGGTGCGTGTCTGATGGCTACCGCTGCCGACCGGTACGGTTGGGCCGAAATCGCCCGTCTGCAACAGCAGGCGGCGTCCGAAGGTCGCACGTTCGATCCGTCCGACCCGTACAACTGGAAAGGGATCGCTGCCGGCGACGGCCGTGTGTCGATCCAGCCGGTCCCAAACCCGGCCAATGGTGACGGCCAAGTCTCGATCCAGCCGGTCCCGACGCCTGCGATCACCGGACCCGAGTATTCGCTCCCGAACCTGTCCGACGACCTCCAGTACGTCGCCTGGTTGCAGGGCTACGAGGGCAACAAGGCGCAAGCAAACGCCGATGCCGAACTGCGTCGCGGTCAAGCCGACCTCACCTACAAAGACGCGTTGTCGGCGATGGAACAGCAAGGGCTGATCACCGCCCGCAACCAGAACACGTCGCTGATCTCCCGTGGCGTGCTGAACAGCGGCGAAACCGAACGTCGCCGCGACGAACTCGTCCAAACACTCTCCCAGCAACGCCAAGGCATCGACACCAACTACAACAACCAGTTGGGCACCATCGAGGCCGACAAGATGCGGGCACTCACCCAACTCGAGAACGACCGCACCAACCAGATCGCCGCGTCAAAGGCCCGCATGGATGCCCGAGCGGCCACGTTGACGAACTCGGGCACGGTCAACCCGGCCCCGTCTGCACCGGCCCCACAGTCGTCCGCTGCTGATTCTGCGTACCGGGCGACGATCCGCCGGGCGGCGTCCCCCACAGGTGGCGCGCCCGACCAGCCGAGATTTCAGCCACGCGTCCAGACCGGCGTGAACGCGTTGAAGCCACCGTCGTACGGTGGGAAGCCGCGGGCAACCGGACCTCAGGTGGTGAGGTACTGATGACCCCTGAAGAAGCACGACGGGCTGCGCTCGAGCAGATGCTGTCCAACGCTGGCGCAGGCCGGGTTGCTGCCGATCCGGCGATGTGGCAGCGCGTTGTTCGTCCGGCGTTGGAAGCCCCTGTCGGGGATCGGGCCAGCACGGTTCGACAGTTGTGGGCGAACCGCAACGCCGCTGTCGCTACGGCCCGCAACAACCAGTTCGCCGGTACGAACGCTGCGTTGGACGCGTTGCGTGAGCAACGCAAACAGGAGGCGCGGCGCGGGATGGGTCGGGTTCGTCGTTCTGGCGGCATGTCGACAGGTTCGACTGTCCCGACCAGTCCGGTTGATCCCATGCAAGCGTTGTTCGGCGACTTCTTCCAGTATCTGGAAGAGAACTCGCCGCGACCGCTGGCACCGCCGTCGTATGGGCAGCGGCCGGTGGTTGACAACCGTAGACACAAACGCTCTGAAGGCGACTACTGAGGAAGGCAAAGAAGATGAACCGACACGATCTGTCGAATCTGCAAGGGCTGGACGAGGCGACGCTTGCCGCGTTGGCGTTGATGCAGGCCGAGTTCGAGAAGCAGGCCCAGGCACGGGTGCAGGGCGCAGGCCAGATGTCGGCCGACCGGAGTGCGGAACTGTACGACCAGTCGATCTACGACCAGCAGAACAAGATGCGGTCGGCCGCAGGGCTGATGCAGTCCCCGGCAATGATGCCTGGTGAGGGCCGCGCGTTCGCCAAGCCGCAGATGGCAGCGTTGGACACGATGTCGGGCACGCCTGGGTCGATGTTCGGTGCCCCGGCACAGCGTCGCCTCGGCTGGGATCACGCTGAGAAGCGTCCCGGCCCGCTCGGCGTCAGGAACCGTTCGCGTGAAGCGAAGCTCGGTGCGGCACACATGCGGTTCAAGGACAACCGTGCGTCCGACCCGACGCATTCCTACGCAGAGTCGGCCCGTGACTTCCTGCGCTGGATGATCCCCGGCAAGTAACATGCCCCCTCAGCCGCCTCGTCCGATCCCTGACAACGTGTACAGTCGCCGCCTGCTCGAAGGTGGACGCGACGCGCTCAACGACATCCGCAACGAACGTCGTTACGGCGGTGTCGGCACGATGGCCGACAACCCGGTCAGCGCATCAACCGGCTACCCGTCTGCCAAGCAGTACGCCGCGAACACGACAACGTCAGACCTGTTCGACCAATGGCTGGCTCAAGTCGCCCCCGGCACCTACCAGCAGACAGTAGGGCGGGGTGACGGCAAGTACGCCGGCTACCAGACCCAAGGCATGATGGAGGCCGCAACTCGAGGGTTGGCGAACCAGTACCAGAAGCAGGGTCGCGCCCAGTTCGACGCGTTGGATCAGATGGCGGGACAGCGACTGGATGACACTGCGTCGACCTATGACGCCGCTGTCAAGGCGATCCCGCATGGTGGTGGCGCGATCTTGCAGACCGACAACTTGTCGGACCTGTCGTCGCACTACGCACGCATGAATGCCGCGCAACCCAAGATCGCTGTGGCACAGGATGCGTCGGGCTGGTCACCGGTTGGTGCGGTGAAGCGCGCTGCGGCATCGATTCAGTCGATCCCTGAGGCGCAGATGGTGTCGGAGTCGGCGGCGGCGTTGGAGTCGGAAGAGCCCGACATTCGCGCCTACCTCAACGAGTCGTTGCAGCCGTGGTACGAGCAGGAAGCCGTCCCGTACATGGCGCAACAGTTGGCGTTGCAAGACATGGCCGACCAGGGCCGCTACGCCCCGTACAGCGTCTACGGCAACCAGGCCGCGGCCACACTCGGGATCGCGCCCGAGATCGCTGCGTACTGGTTCGATGCCGAGGGAGACATCGCCGCGGCGAACGCTCAACGCGCCGCCGACATCTACGAGGCGACCGGCCAGACACCGGAGCAGTACCAGGCTGCGTTGGATGAGATGATGAAGCTCGGCGACGAACAGTACGACGCCGACATCGACGCCCAGCAGGTCGCGTTGGAAGACGGCATCGCAGACGCAACCGGGTTCGATGCGGGCGCGCTTGCCGCAGCCAGCGATCTGCCAATGGACGGCCTCTACTCAGTTGTCAGTTCGGAAGCGTTCGCTGAAGCGGTCACTGCTGCTCGAGAAGCGATCTCAGGCAACGACCCGGCAGCACTCCAGCAAGTCGTGACCGACATCGCTGCCGACCCGGCGAACGACCCGCTGTTGCGTGTCCTGCTAGCGATGTACAACGACCGCCTGCCCAACGATCCGCTGCTGGGCGGCTGATGTCTCTGCGGGCTGTTGACCAGGGGGGGTTGCGTCGGCGCACAACGCGTCCGGTGCCTGTGTTACCTCGCCCTGCGCAGTTCAACTACACGCCTCGACCGCGGGTCGCGCCGACAGAGCAGTCAGCGGACAAAGACGAACCGTGGTACATGGACGCTTTGTCGATTCCCGGCCAGTTCGTCGATGCAGGCAAAGGAATCGTGGCTGGTGTCGCACAGTTGGCAGCCGACACCACGAAAGGGTCGTTCAAGTTGCCGTACAACTTGGCGCGTGCCGGATGGAACGCGGTGACCGGCGACGAAGAAGGGGCGGTGGCCGCGGTCAACGATCTGCGTAACGGCGGCGGCATCATCGGCACAACGATGGCTGGCGTCGAAGGCAGGGGTGGTGATCTCGGCTGGCGCGACTACACCGCCGCCGCAGTGGATCCGTTCGGGTCGGGCCGAGGCGAGATGGCGACGATGGCTACCGACTCGGTCGGCAACACGCTCGGCCGGTTCCGGCACCCATCCCGCTACATCGACGCGTTCAACAACCAGACCATCGTCGCAGTCGGCCTTGAGGACGCATCGAACATTGCACTCGCAGCCGGTGGCGCAGGTGCAGTCGCGAAAGCAGCACAGGGCGCAGCAGCAACCGCCGGCCGCGCAGGGCTCGCCAACAAACTGGGTTCGGTCGCCGACGCCGCCAGCAAAATTCAGAAGACTGCCGACACTGTTGGCGCGTTCTACGGGGCACCGAAAGCCGCGAAGTACGCCAGCCGCAAAGCGGTCACGACAAACGCAGCGTTCATGCAGCCGTTGAAACGACGGTTCCCTGCCCTCCTCGACCCGCTCGGCCGTCACTACCTGCTCGGGATCCGTAACGTGGATCGGCAAGCGAACCGGGCGTCGAACGCCGTCGGCAACAACTTCTACGAAGCCGCGCAGGAGTTCGGGCTGTCACCCGTCGAGCAGGGCGCGATCACCGCCGACAGGTTGAACGCCGACGCAATGGTGCAAACCATCGCCGACCGCACCGGCATCCCGTACGAACAGGCCCGCCAACTCGCTGTCCATCTCGACATCCCTGAGCAGACATTCACACCGGACATCGCCGCGGTCGCGACCGACTACCGGAACCGGGCGTTGCCTGCCGACAAGCTCGACGCGATGGACAGGTACAAGGCGTTCGTCGACGACCAGATCGCTACCCGCACACAGGAAGCGTTGGCCGGAACGGGCCGTGTCGCTGCGGGCCCGCTGGACCCCCGCCAGCAAGGCAGCGACCCGCTCATCGAACGTGTCGACTACGAACTGCGGCAACAGAAAGGCAAGGGTCTTGTCGCTGTTGACGCGTTGGACGGCAAGGAACGCTCTTTGACGCAGGCGCAACGGATCATCGCTGACGACCCTGCCCGTGCCGCCGACTTCCCACCGATGGACGACCTCCAGGCGTGGGTCACGCCAGACGACGCCGTGTTGTTGGAATCGGTTCTCGACATGCCAGGCGTGTACCCGGCCCCGTGGCGTCCACAGATGGTGATGGCGAACCGGGCTGTCGCACAGATGGAAGACCAGTTGGGTGCGGCCGGCGCGACCGCAGCAGAGATCGCCCAGGTGCGCGCACAGATCCCGGTGCGACCGGGCGAGTGGCTGGCGTCGGGTGGCGCAAAGCCGGGGTATCTGCCTGGCGGCGAATCCGACATTGTGCGGCCTCGAGCGGACAAGACGGGCCGTGCCCCGATCCGTACCGGCACGTCAGGCATCGGGCTGGGGTCGTCGGAACAGGTCCGGTCGGCGGCGATGATGAACCCGTACAGCGCGCGGACACTCGCCGAGAAGCTCGCGAAGGACACCAGGCGGGCGGTGGAGAACGATGCGTTGCTGAAGCTCTACACCGATGGTGCGTCGGTCACGGCCCGGCGCGCGCTGGACGATGCGGCGTTGAATCGGGCGTGGGGCGATGCCCTGTTGGAGGCACGCGGGATGCGTGTCCAGAACCCGGCCACATCGGCCGAAACGTTCACGGCATTCGGTAAGCGGGTCGTCGAACTGTTGGACGACAAGGGCCTGGAGTTGCTGGATGGCGACCTGACCGATGTGCGGGTCGGCGCGTTCAACCCTGAGAAAGCTCCACAGTTCGAGAACATCGGCCGGATCCTCCGCGAGAACGGCGGCGACATGGTCGTCATGCCACGCGGTATGCGTGACCGGCTGATCCCGTACATCCCGCCGAAGAACGTCAACGCGTTCCTCACCACACTTGCGAAAATCAACTCCAAGTTCAAAGCTCTGGTGTTGCCGTTCTCTGTCCGCTGGCAGGTCGGCGACGCTGTTGGCCTTGCGTTCATGGCGACCCAAGGTGGGGTTGACCCGTTCACGATGTATGCGTCGATGCGGAAAGTGTCGCGGATGACCCCTGAGGAACTGCGTACCGTGTTCGCCCGCCTCGACAACGAATCGTTGTCGGCACCGGCACGCGAATGGAAGTTCGCTGCCGACGCACTGCCCGAACCGACCACCAGACTCGGCAAAGCCTGGCGGGCCGGTGGCGCACCCCGCCGCGCATCGTTCAAGTTCAACGGCGCAATGAACCGGATCGGCA